TTTGAATAGCTCTTTACCTTCTTTAGTTGTTTCCAAAGCTCTGCGAAGTTTTCTAATCCCCTCTACAGTATTCATTTGTGCCATAACTTCTTCAGGTTTTTTCTCTTCCAATGCCTCACCAAGTTTATTGCGTAATCCGGCTTTCCCTCTCTCTGTTCCTGTGTCAGATATATTTCGTCCATTAATGGATTTGGTTGCTTGAGTTTCAGGAGCATTTATATTCACGCCAAGTCTAGGCTGTTGTGCAGCACGAGGTAATGGATGCTCAAGAGCTGCTTGTCGATCACGAACAAATTCAAGAATAGGACCATCAAATTCAGGGCCAAGAACTTGTTGTAAATCAGCTATATCCCTGGCCGTCAAATCAGGTTTATTGATTATTTCTTGCGCATAATCTCTCTTAATCTGATTTATTAATTCCTCACCCCTAGGAGTATTATAAAATATATCTTCAAGAGCACGTAATTTATCAGGGTTATTAACAAACTCTTTATATATTGAATTGTAGTTATGATTCTTAGGATTGAATAAATTTTTTAAGTTCTTATCTTCGAAACTGTTTTTAAAGGCTTCATAATCCGCATTAAGATTTAACCATTCATTTCTAAGTTCAGGATTGTCACCGATAGCTCTTTCTATTGCCGCATTTAGATCAGATACTAATGTTTTATATGCTGAAGTAAAATCTGAAGTACTCATTTCCCAGTTAGCTACATCTGCGAGAGTTCTTTTAGTTTTAATTAATTCATCTAATGTAACGCCTCTTAATCCTCCTTCTGGCCGCAAATGTTCAAGTAAACGTTCTGCTGTGGCTAATACTCTTGCTTCTGCGGCAGATTCTCCAAGAAGTAAGGAACCTTGATGATCATTAATAAAGTTTTCTAATCTATTGACTAACTGTGCTTGTGGCCCGGCTTCTATCTCCGACAATCTTTCATTAATATTTGCCCAACGATTATTAAATTCTTCCTTGATTGGTGCTCTAATATCCTCTGCTGCTATCTTTAGGTTTTCTCCCCCTTGATAACTATTTGGCACTGGATTTTCTGAGATAGTGTTAAGGAGATTCTGTTGGTAATCAGGACGTTCTTCTAATGCCACTCTGCCAGCTAATGACGTTCTTTCGCGTGCTTCTTTAGCTTGTTGAGGCAAAGAACCAATTTGATTTCCTAGATTTACCTCTTCGACTTTTAATGCGTTTTTTATAGCTTCGGAAGCTTGATGATTATTTTCGAAAGTAAGTTCAGCTAAATCACCTAATATATTATTGTATTCATTAGTTATCTGTGCCGATAGTTCTTTTCTAAAATTATCTAATGCTGATCCTGTTAAACCTGATTGAGATAGCCTAGCCTGCATCATTTGAACTAAAGGAGAACCTGTTAATGTTCCGGCATCTACTTGTAATCCACTTTTATTAAAGTCTTCTATTAATTGTTGCGCGGCTTGTCTTTTTGTATTGTTTAGAGTGAGTAAGTTAACTGTTTCAGCCGCAACTTTTTTTGGATTCTTTGCAACATATAAGGATGCTTTAGGGCCATGTCCAACTATATCTCCGACAATTGCCGCCCCAAGATGACCAATTGGCCCCCATTGACCATCTTCTGCCATTTGCATTGCTGTACCTGCGCCAATTCCCCTAAATACATCAGTAGGATATGGTAATATTGCCTTTGATATCTCTTTAGGATTAGTGCCTATTTCTTTAAGGTTTTTTAAGTTCTTTGGGTTCTTTATAAAACCGGCCCAGTTAGCTGCTTTCTCTGCCACGCCCTCTGGATGCAGGTCTATTCCTGTTACCTTCTCTGCGAGGCCTCTAATGCTTAAATCGGCGGTGTTTACGAATGGTTCTGACTTGCTTACATCCTTAGCTTGCTCGATTAGATTGTCATACAGCTCCTGATCTTTCTCATCCCACACACCAGTTTGTTTTTGTTCCTGAAGTCTTTCAATGTCCTGGAATAAATTTTCTCTGTAATTAACCGTTTGAGCTTCTTTGCTAGCAAGAGGTGCAACGGCGACATCATAAGCAATAGCACTTGGAGTTCCTTCTAATACACCTAAGCCATATTGAGTACCTATTCTAGCACCTTTTTCGGCAATAGTTCTTTCTGGTTTAGCTTCATTGTCTTCTACAAAGTCATCAGCAACAAAATCATCTGTATCTGGTTGAAAATCATCTTCTACAAAGTCATCCTTAGATTCTGTCATATTTAGCATCCATTCCCTCAAAAGGGGTTACTGTGCCTGTCTTACCTGTCTTTTTATCTCGGACTCGAATCTTGCCTTCGGGGATTTTTTTAGATTGTCCGGTTTCTTCAGCAATCCTTTCTCCTTTATTACCTAACTCCCTAAGAATGATATTTTCCATCGCATCCAAAATACCTGATCTAGCTGAATCTCTAATGCTAGGATCAAATAATTTATGAGCAAGAGTTTCAAATTCCTGTCTGTTTCGAATAGTTATAGTGGAAGCAAGAGGGATCAATGATTTTCCAAGTTGTTCATATTGAGCTGCATCTTTAGCTGCTTCTGAACTAAAAACCTGCCTAATTCCCGTACCTATGCCCAGATTGTTTTTCTTTCCAATATCTCGCATTTCTTTGACAGTTTGAAGGCCTGCATTAAGTTGCTGTTCCGAATGAATCTCTTTTTGAACTTTATTTGCTTTGTTTTCCTGGATATCTAAAGCTCGATCTGTTTGTTTTTCAGCTACTGAACTAGCCCTTTTTCTTTCTTCAAATTCTTCTCTTTTTTCTTGTTTTTCTTGTTCTTTACCAATCTCAGAAGCTTTAGCACGTCTTTGTATCTCTTCGAATTCTGCTGCGCCTAAATAATTTTTGAACAAGTTCTGCTTCGCTGCCGGGTTATAAGTCTTTGCGCCGGTAATAGCATCGAGTATTTGCCTTGGGGAAGGGTTCTCTCCTAGATCTCCAATCACCTTCTGCAGGGCCATCTCGTCTGCTCTGTTCTGGTATCCTTGCGTCGCACCTTGACCAAATAGTTGACCCACTTCGGACCAGTCATGTTCTTTCGGTAGAATTTGCACCATGTTTTACCCCGCTATTGCTGCACCTGCTGCGTTTCCGGCACCTTGAGCAAAGCCTTTCGCCACGCCTTGTAATAGGCCTTCAGTTCCCGGCTTGTAAATGTTCTCCACAGATTGCCGGCCGACAGCAGTGTTAACGCCAGCGATCTTGTTCTGCTTCTGCTGCTGCTGCGCTTGATACAACAACTGCGCTAAGCTAGATTGCAAATCACTGCCGGCTTTTGTTGCTGCGTTTATGTTTGCAGAGCCAAAGCCTTGACCAGCAAACTTCTCCAGAATCCCCGGAAGTATCTTCTCTTGGAAATTCTTCAGTGCCGGCTGCGAGACGCCTTTCTCAAACTCCTCAGCATTAAAGCTACCGAAGATGTCTTTCAGCGGACCCTCTCCAGTTGTGATGCCTTCCTTGATAAGCGACAGCAACTCTTCTTGATCAGGTGTCAGCAAGGAGGCACTTTTAAGCTTTCCTTTCGTTCCTGTTAAAAACCCTTTAGGCATGTTTCCTCTCTATACTTTTGTATATTCTATCGTTACGTAAAATGGATATCCGTTGAATGCGCCGTTTCCTGTCGTAATAACCACTTGAGTCGTATTTACATATATTCCTACATTATTTGCCGGTGTTACAGGGTCTACAAAAGGCAGCGTAAATCCCACGGTAGTAAGCGGTATAGCATTCTGCGCCGTAGCTATTATGTTAACGATCTTATTTATTCCTGTTATGCCATGTAAATAAGGCGTTACAGCAGTTCCTACTAACACGCCAGTAATTGTCTTTGTATAAATGAATTTACCGTCAACCCATGCAAAACTTGTCTGCCGTTCCTTTAAGAAAAAGCTCTCGTCATCAATGGTTGCGTTTATTGCATTTGCTACTACAATATGCTCTTGCTGAAGCTGATATTGAAATTGCTCCTTCTGGTCTTCGCTCTTTCCTTCGTATTTCTGCCAACTAAAATTCGGTTGCACTTTCATTAGTTAAATATCCTTCCTGCCGGCTTAAAGTAGAGCACCATAGCATGAATATATATCGGCTGATTCACGTCGTCTTCCATAGTATAATTCTGATAGAACCTTATGGTATGCTCCTTACCTATTGCGCCGACATAGATTCGTTTCCATACTTTTGTTTGATTGGTTGTCGGACTCATCGCATCTTTTGTGTTGAATTGCAGGGTATTCTCTTGATAGAACCCTTGAGGATTACCAGCTCCATCGATGTATAATTGGTCGTTAATATAGAACTGAACTTTCAAGGTAGAAGTCTGATTAGCCGAAACAAACAAATCAATATAGCCAAGCCGAGCAAATTGACCTGTTTCTATAAAGGGATTGAAGTTTTTAGTGATTACATTCATCAAAACAGGAACATATGCGCCAGCAATGTTGGTCTGCAAATTATCTATGTTTAGCTCAAATACCCTATCATATTGATCGCCGCCAAGGTCTAATAATGCATCCTGTTGAAGCTGGTAAGATCCCCATGTATCGAGCATATCCTCCCATCTCGTAAATGTCGTGCTCCAGACTGGAACATTTATAACCTCACCAAAGCCTAAGCAGCTAAGAGGAAACGAATATACAGCATAGGTACTATCGAGATAGTTAAAGGCAAGAACATTATCAGATGCAGTGTTTGTTAATTCATAGTCCGGCACGCTATTGTAGCAAAGCCAGCCTTCTTTTAGGTCATCGAACCTCTCTCCATAGCACTGTTGTATGCTTGTCTGGTTTAAGAACGGCATAGGAACCTGCTGAGAAAGCCGAGTAGGATCTGTAAAGTCTGGAATAATCTCATCGGCCCTTGCTGCATTTACTCCATCTGACTTGACCAATGCCGGCTTGCCAACTGTCGAGAACCAAGTATCATAGTTAATCTCGCCAAAGTCAGAGTCGCAAGCCCATACGTTATTTGTTGAATCCCACCTGAAAGGATCATTCTCGTCGGCAGTGTAACGGAAAACTCTCTCTGACGCTGCAAACCTGACAATCAAGTCGGTGTTTATGTAACCAAAAGTTCGTATAGATTCACTAGTTGGAGCTTGCCGAAAGCCACCATTTACAAAATTCAGAGGCTGCAAAATAACTGACCAATAGATAGTATTAGGCTGCTGACCACCAACGGCTAAGGTAACATTCATAAGAAGAAGCCTGTCACGATAAGCGAAAACATGCAGACACCGCGTAATGTCAAAATTTAAAGGGATGCCAGCAGCAGACCTAACTAACTTTGTTGTAAGGTTTGTGTTAAGATAATGTATCGAGATGCCATCATAGTAGAAAATAGGATCTACATTGTTGGTAAAAAAAGCTTTAAATTGAAAGTTAGTTAATGAAAAGAAATTGGTTATGCTTCCATGAAATAAGTCTCCGTATATTCCAACAGTGACATCGAAGACATCCCCTGCTGCTGGAGCTGTATTGAATGTTACTGTATAAGCACCTGTGACATAGTTTATGCTTCCTGTAACAAAACCAGGCACATTGAAGCCGCCAACACCATCATCTGTAAAAGATTCAACGAAACCTCCAGCAGACGTGTATTCGCTTATTACAACAGTTCCTGGGACAAAAGGATGCGCTGTTAACGTTCCTGTAAAAGTTACTGTAGCACCATCGCCTGTAAAAACTGCTGATTGGTAGTAGTCATGTGGTATTTCGCTTACTCCGTTTATTGCTCCGGCTTGCATTGCTAATATACCTGCTAAAGGAACAATAATACCCACACGCTTTTGATCGAATATCATGACCTGCTGGGAACTGTTTTGTGCATAGTACTGCTTGATACCCATGATAGCATAAGGTCCAAGCCCCCCACTGGTTCCCGGCACTGCACTATCCCATATAATAAAGATAGAGCTATATGTATTCGCTGGAGGTGCCGTGTTAAATGTAATCGAATAAGATCCCGTAGCGATATTGACAGTTCCTGAGCCGCCGGCAGATCCTATTAAATTAATCACCGTAGCCGAAGCATCTGATAAATAAGAGAAAGTTTCTGCCGAGGCACCTACAACAATTGTTCCATAAGCAAAGAAATTAGTAGTAATCGGCAAAGGTGATAGCGTGCCGGTAAATGTCTTAGTACCTCCGTCAGGCACACCTAAGCTCATTATATTCCTATTACTCATGTCAGCAAAAAGCCGGTAGCCTTCGATCTTCTCAATAACACCACGATAAAGATGGGCATTAATCATAACCTGGTAAGCATCACGAGGAAGCAGCCAAGGTTCTACTGCCTCGTCAAAACCAGTGCGGAAGTTAGATATTGCAAAACCTTGATACTCTTTCATTATATCGGCCAATAGATGTATTTGATAAAAGCGTTGTAACTTGCACCGTTTGTAGCTACCTGAAAATCACTTCCTACAATAGCAGGAGAAAGAACAACTTGGCTGCCTGTCACTGGATAAGTTTGTTGCCAGAAAGGAGTTCCACTAAAGATATTAAAATTAAAAGTAATGGATAAGTTTGTTGCCGGAGGGGTATTGCCTTGAATCATCACAAAGCCTATACAATCCGCCGGAACAGTGAATAAAGTAGTAAATGCCGGGGAAATAGCAACCACTGCCGCCCCAGAAATTCCAGAAATAGGTCTCTTTGCTCCATTATAAGAGAATACGTTCCCCCCTTTTGCATACATAACTGCATTGATACCTGTCGGCAAAACAGCAATATCCGCCCCTTGATTCGGCATAGAAAGCTTATTATGCGAGCCGTCACTTGGCGTATTAGCAAGATTATCCGTCCAGATGTGATCGACCTGCATCGCTGTGTTTATGTATTGAAAGTTATTAAGAATAGGCACTTGCGTTTGTGCTATCTGCTGGTTTGGCTGAGGAACGTTCGGTGTGTATATTGTCATTGATTAACCTCTAAAATGCTGGTATAGACCTCGTATAGATCAGTTCTTCATATGTGTCCTGCATACAAACATCCTTAAATCTATTGTACTCGGGCAGGTATTGATCGTACTGGTCCATTTGGTTGAATAATTTGAATCTATGTAATGCTGCGCCTAGAGCAATCAGCGGCCCAAGATCAGGTCGGAATGGGACGTCGGTATAGTTAATGAAAGGCGCTGGTATCTTGATGCCTTGCATTTTGATGAGATAGACTTGATCAGGAATAGGCCTTAGAACGAACATATTGACTGCATTGAGGGTAGCCTGCGTCGCATCGGTGATAGGCTGCTGTGGAAAGAATAAGATGCCTTGCGGACGATTTGAGAAATATGTCTGCGACGTGGCTACGATACTTGTATTTGCTGCCGGGGGAAGAGGGAATGCCAGCGAAGAAACAACGCCGCTTACATAGGTAACAGTACCGCTGCCGCCAGTAAAAGGAGCAAGAGCATTAACAAGGTTTCCTGTGGTGGCATTGATTGGGATATCCTGCATGACTTGTGTGCCGTCTGTGACATATAGACTCCTTTGTATGATTGGATAAGCTGAGGTATTGAAAGGAAAATTATTCAACGTGCCATTTCCAGTCCCTACCGTAATCTTATTTTCTTGGGCAGGATAATCTTGATAAAATGTATCAGGGCTAATGTACCACTCGATAGGGAAACCGTCTGCCCATACACTAGGATTCACTGTCTGAAACCCTGCCGGCGCTAAGTACTGATCCACTCCTTGCTGCGTGAAAAATTGATAAAATGTGTAACCCCAGAAGATTTTAAGCTCCTTGGGCAACACATATTGATAGAAATAATTAATTAACGTGGCACACTGAGCATCGGAATACATAGACGCATCAGGAATACCACAGATAGATCGGAACTCACTCAGGATAGCATTGAAGTTCCATCCCGCCGTAGAGTTCCAGTTTGGCAAAGGATAACCGGGGATCATTCCAGTCATTATGCAGCCCTCTCACATACGAAGTGCGTTTTGTATCCAGCAATGTAAATCTCAGGAAGCCCGGTCTGCGAATTCTTACGATACTTCTCAATGTTCTCTCGGCAGCCCTCAAGGTTCTTAATCACCTCTCTAGGCAACTGATATTCTTGTCCATCAATTAGGGTGTAATTCTTAAAAGGATGCGTCTTGCTGGCATAGTGAAATTCTAGTGCATGCCCAGGATCTCTCTGATTGCGGAATATAATCTTCTCAAGCTTAGGAACCTCATGAGTAACTACGACTTTATCGACTTTCAGAGCTTCTTTTACTTCTTCTATCGATTCTTGCGCCGGGCCTGTTAAATGGTTCTCCTGCAATTCTTCGACAGGAACTTTCTTTTCTTTCTTTGTAAATACCATATTTTCCTTAAACATTTATTGGTTGTGTGTTGTACATAAGTCCCGGAGGTTGCCCTGCCAATGATGGGTATGAGATAATGTTGATCTGCCCTCCACCTACGTACGAATTAAATGTACTTGTATCAATCGGAAAGCCTTGAATGTCATACAATGCAAAAGTCATAGCGCCTGTATTCAAACTTCCTATGATGTATCTGTTTCGATTCACTTGGAACATACCCCGCACGCCGGAGAAAGTGATCGTCATGCCATTGACCAGATAGAAAGCTCCATTCTCAGCCACAGAAGATACGGTCACCACGCCAGGTTTGCCCTGTATAATGTTCGTTACCGTGTATATCGTTGCTGGCGGATAACCTACCGGCGATGTCATAAAACTCCTTGTGCATATAATTCGAAGAGGAACACGCCGCTCCCCTTCGCAGTTAAGTTGTTACCAACCTGTAGGCGTTTGCCAGATAGCTTCCCACCAGAGCACGTTACCGTTAGCACCTAGAACAGCAGAGCCAAGAGTAAGTCCTTCGTAACCAATGTCGTACTGCAAGCCCGCTGGGGAACCTGGAATAAGAACTTGGCCATTGACCGGATTTAGTGTCGGAGCTGTAGGAGGGTAAGAAATAACGTCTAGTTCTGCGTTTGGTGAAGTAGTAAACGTACCTAGCGCAGTGGTGTTAACAGGCTGACCAAAAGTGTCGTACAAATTAAATGTCTGACTACCTGTAGATCCTGAAATACCTGCCACAATGAAACGATTAGTATTTAAACCAGTCATTCCATTAACGCCTGAGATCGTGACAGTCATACCGTTAGCAAGAACCATGGAGTTAGCAGGGTTCACTGGGTTGACTGTTACCACACCCGGATTAGCGTTAGAAATCCCTGTGATCTTATAAGTAGTATTCTGCCAGTCAGCACCTAAGATGACAGGTGTAATACCGTTACTTGTGATGTAAGAGACCGCAGGCGCACCACCAGTATAGGTTGTCTGCAGGGCACTCGCATTAGGCATAGGCTTCAGCCAGAGTGTCTCCGCTACTGTCGCACTATTCGGCGGGTTAACTTCCAAGATCGATAGATTGTAGATCTGAAACCTATCCGGAACGAAACCCAGCATTAGATTAACCCCACTGCTGATCAAGGCAGTCGTAGAGTTAATAATTCCACTTCTATATTGAACCATTTGTATCTCCTTCTATTTTACAGACGTTGTGTTGACAATAGGCGTGTGATCCAGTTGTCATTAAGGAGGCGTGTCGCAAACGGATATTTGTAACCTACCGAACCTCTTTGGTTTAATGGGTCCGCTGTACCGCTAGAACCAAGTGGCTTAACGATGAATTCGGCCTCTTTAGAACCAAGTTTGACAACGCCGTAAGCTTCCTGGCCAAGGATAATGTTATTCCAAACAGGTAAGCTGCTAGGGGTTGAAACACCACTGAAGGTACCGTTTGTTGACAAAAGCCATCTCACGTTGTTTGTGGAGCCCCATTCGGCCTCTAGCGCATCCATAGGGTTAGGATAGTTAGCTGCAGAGAGGAAGTCAGCACATGCCTCTAAGTCCACCTGCAAAGTAACATCCATGAATCCCCAGTAGGAGCTACGTACAGGGCTGGTTGCAAAGCGGTTTTCGCCAGCAATAGGTTTAGTCATCAGCCTTGCATTACCAAGACGAAGTGCTCGCACCGCTGTCTTAATATCTGCAGTAGTTATTTCTGTTGGAGTTTCACCATTTTGTCCCTGTGAGCATAGTATAGAGGATGCTGTGGCGACCATCATGTTTCTGATTAGAGTATCAATAGTCAACCCTAATTGGAGTGAAAGTACCCTTGTAGCCTCATTCAGAACCCTATCTTGCACAGTGAACTGCACCTGGTCTGTAATTGTAACAAAGTTTCCGTACCACTTGATCTGTGTCGAGAAGTCTGTAACCGCCAAGCTGTCTCCTGGAGGGGTTGTACCATCTGTAATAGGCACTGTAGCCGCTGACAGGGTTGAGTAACGTCTGAAGACCATCTGATCGCCAGAGTTCAACGGAATAGTTCGCTTCTGTGCAAACATGTCGTAGATATAGTATGGACGGGCTAGTGTAAGCAAAAGCCTGTCAAAATAGGTTCTTACTTCTGGAGGAACCTGTGCTGTTGTTGTAATTGGCATATCTTCCCTTTATGGGTTAGATATTCGCCAGATTCTTACCTGCAATCTTCATAAAGTCTTCATCAGACATGCTTGCATAATAGTCAGCCGAGCTTAGCGATCCGTTTCCACCAACAGAATTTATCGTTAGCGGTTTCTGTGCATTAGCGATAGCCCTCTGTGCGTCTCCGTTTGGTTGGTCGCGCTGTGTCTGGCTCTTCGCGTTTAATTCAGCTAACAAGTACGCAGCCTCATATGGGTTGCTTGCGTTTCGAATCATCTCTGCGAATATCGGATTTTTACTTGTTAATTGTGGTACGTGCTGAGTGACCATGTTGTTCCAGTCGGAGTGCTGAGATTTAGTCTGAACTACTGCCAGTTGGTCCCTGAACTCCTCACGAAGTCTTTGGTTCTCACGGCGCATCAACTCAAATGCCTGCTTCACGTTCCCTGACTCGCCCCAGTCGGATTCATCCCACTTGCTCGTAGGGTCTTCTCTCTGCGGCTCGGCTTGGGTCTGCGGTGCTTTTGCAAAGGCCTCTGCTTGACCCTTCCAGTACTCACGCTCCTCTTTCATTTTGCTCACTTCATTACGTAGTGCCTCGAAGTTCATTTCCTTCTGAGACAACTGCACCTGACCGGCGACTTCAGAGCTTGGTTTAACGCCCATGTCTAACGGATCACCGACGGCATGACCCACATTTACGTCTTGATACGAGTTGTATGCTTGTGCTACCGGCGCTTCAGAAAACAACTCACTTCCTGGGCGCGACATATCTAAATCTTCCATTAATTTCCTTATGGCCTCGGCGACAGACCTGGTTACGCCCTTTTAAAATAAAAACTTGACACTTAAGGCAAATTTTTTTTTAAGACAAATTAGTTCCTTCTTATTATGCTAGCAGTATGGAACCACTCTTCTCTGCCGCTTTTCCAATAGATATAATGACATCTTCCTTGCGATTAGACATTTCCGATTCACTGATTGGTATGTCAAATGGCAAACTAAGGTCAGTCTCTACCTCTAACTTCTTGTCTACAGAATTCCATCTAAAGACCATAACCCCTACCATTGCTCGCGGAGGTCTCTTTGCAATGACTTCCCACCCCATGACCAACGCATTAGGCTGTTTCACGTGTGGCTTTGCTGCAAACAGTACCCAGAAGTCACCATCAAGCTTTTCTGCGTACTTCTCGGCTAAACGGTTAGCATCGGACCAACAGTCTCTCGCCATCGGTTCTCTCGTCTCGCCCATCTCCTGCATGTTAGAGTTGCGCTTTTGGCCTATTAAAGTTGTCTGCATCTATTCACCTATGCCCATGGATATTCTCTAAACTGAGACTTGGCCATACCATGACTCTTCTCACAACCACGCTTACCTGCTAGGCCATAAGCTTCGTCCATAGCTTCTACCTTCATCTCCATGACAGCACTCCAATCCATTGCCACGCCTTCCGGTGTCGTCTCAGATTGATGACTAACCATAGGACTGCGCTCGTTGTAATGCTCCATGCTTTCGAATCCACCTTGTCGTCCACTCGGATTCTCTTTCATGCTGCTCTCCTTTTGTTACTTACTAGGCTTGCCTTTGGGCGACCTAGCTTTCTTTAACCTCTTTTTGATACTAGAGGGTGTGTGTGCATGCTCTGCCTTCTTCAACAGACTGCGTGCTTTTTCTAATGCGCTTTTCTTTTCTACCATTTCCTATCCTCTACATTCAGACGAAACATCACGCACTTACCTTGGAATTCATTTGGATAATTAATAATGATTCGATTACCCCATTCCTTTTCTTGCAGTAATTGCTTAAATCTTTCTTCTGGAAGCCTTTGCAATCCTAAAAAGAACTGCTTGACTAATTCTAAAATAATGTCCTTACAAGGAGTTTCTTCTTTCTTTTCCATCATTTGTCTCATTACCTGATCATGTTTCTCTAAGAGAATTTTTCCCCAGGCGATATCATTATCCATAGCCTCGTCCTTCTGTCCCATACTTAGCGCTCGGTAATAGTGTGTTCTGTAGCTCTCGCGGATTCTCGTATACTGCTTTACCAGGCTTCACACCTTGCCACTCTTCCCAGTATTCATGTTGCGCTCTTTCTGCTGCTAATGCTCGGCTAATCTCTGTCTTCTCCGATATATGAGACTTCTCCGGTGAGGTATATCGTCTTGCCATACCATTCATCTGTTCCTGCGCCCAAACTCCCGGCAACGGATGGAACTTCGGGTTGTAACTGCTGTACTGACCCGGCTGCGGCTTCAATGTGTTTAATGGCTCGTTCCCTTTCATTATTGCTCATGTTTTTTTTGTTCCAGATATTCATAAAACATCTTCATCAGCTTGGTAAATTCGATCACTGCATTATGTACATTTGCTTCGGGCTTTAAATGCCATTTCATTAATTCGAACTGTTTTTCTAAATCTTTATCCATTAAAATGATCCTTTTCCAAGTGGCGCGCTTCCATCGTTGTGCCCATGTTCGTATATGTATGTTTGCTCATGCTGCCTGCGCTCGTTTTCCTGCATCACCTGCATGTCGCTCTTCGGCTTGTTAGGCTGCCCTTGGATTAGCGGTTCGATAGCTGGTCCTGGTAGTTTCGCCTTTGTCTTCGGTCCGACCACTGATTGATAACCGCCTTCTCCTTGGAACATACTCGCTGTCATTATGGCATCCCCGAAAACTGAATACCGTTGCAGTAATCAATCTCTTGGCCCGCAATCATGGTATATTTCCTTGCGCTTCTCATGCCGATCTCGTCTCTCTCTAGATATTCCCTTGAATGCGGCTGCATACCTACCGTATCAAGCTGCGTAGACCAACTCGGCTCAAGTTCCCCGGTTTCATAGGCATCAAGTCTTCGTGTCGGCTCATGCGATATAAAATCATTGCCATGACTTAAATTCGCATCTCTCATGCCATACTCTTCTTCCCTTCTCGATGACCTGAACTCTTGCTTGATTGTCTGATCGTCACCTTTCCATCTCTGATTCTTCATTGCTACCTCTTGTAATGCTTGGCTAAATGCTCTAATCTTGTCGCTCTGCCTTCTTTGTGCCGCTCTGTTTCATGCATCAAGGCTTCATGCACCTCAATCTGCGATACTGGCGTGCTATGCTCTGCCTGGTTGCCACTGCGCTTCTGCCTGTGATGCTGCAAGTCTTCGCCGGCGATCCTCATGTCAGACTGTCCGGCACCCATCTGCCCTATTCCGTCTCGCATTATTTCTTTCCTTCTTTCACTGCCGGCTGAGGTACCACCGTGTCTGCCGCGTTCAGTCGCTGATTCTCTTCGATCGCCAAGATCATGTTCAGTATCTTCTCTGCGTGCTCGACACCCTTACCATGCAAGTTAGCGTCCATCTCTTCGAATTCCTTGCTTGCCCTAATAATATCCAGCACACTCCTTGCTCGCTCTTCCTGCGCCGCCGCCAGCCTTTCCTCCGAGAGAGCCGCATCGTACTTGATCCTGCTAAGCCGCTCTTCTCCAAGTGCCACGTCGCCATACGCTTTCGCCTCTAGCAGCTTGTTCACTCGTGCCTTGTCTTCCAGGTCTGCCTTCTGCTGCGCCTTGGCCATCTCGTTTTGCTCCTCGATCTTCTCCATGAATTTCTTGTTGATCGGGAATGGTGATAGCTCCCATAGCATCTCATCCGGCACCGCAACACCTCCCGCCTTCATCGTCCAGGACTGCAGGAATGCTTGCTGTTTCTGCGTATCAGTCATCACGGCCGGCACAATGTCTACGTCATACTCAAGGAATGTCCTGTTGTAAAACTCTGGTGTCGGTGTCTGTTTTATGATCCGCTGCACTTTTTCCGGCGTATAGTTCTGGATCATCTTCAGGACTTTCTTGCTTAATAGGTACTGCGCTTCTCTCAGGTTGTCAAATATCGGCCCTAGTCCCATCATCCCCAATGCCTGCTTCATCTGGAATAACACCGAACTCATCCTGTCAGTGTCATCAACCGTCAAAGCATTCAGGTCAACCATATCGCTCATGTCTTTATCAAAAGTGTCGGACAAGGCAAACAAGCTCTCTGGAATTGTCGGCGCATCAATCCTTTCAGCGTCAGAAGTTTCATACCCCGGATTGAAGAAGATAACCTTGCCCTGACCAGACTGAAACAATGACTTAGGATTCGATACCGCACCCGACTTGACTTTCCAGCCGCTGCCAATCTGCGAATCGACGATATCAAGCAGCTTGGATCGGCGCATATTTAGTTCCTCTTGCGGGTCTCTCAATATGCGAACTAAAGATTGAATTTTCCATTGATACAGGTCGTAAGATGGGTCGAAGACAGTGTAGAAGGGCACAAATGGATACTCGCCTATGCCCCAGGGATCATCGCCGCTGTAAAGAAGTCTGTTCTCAACAATCACGTTATATTCAACAGTCTTATAGTATCCATCGATGACAGCAAGATTCGGGAACATTCTCTGCATCATAGCCAGTCTGCGCTTGTCCCCTTTCCATGGCTTCTGTTCCCCTGTAACTTTGTCTATAAGCAGCGAACCCTTCTTGTATCTCTGTTTCCAGTACTCGTTGTATGCTAAAAGCTCCTGTAGACCCCACTGGCGGGAATATGGCTCATAAGTAAATTTTTCATCCCTGTTACCATATCCCATAGAATCCACTTCACGCTCGCACCCAGGCACCATCGACTTGATCACATCCTTAGCTAGGTACTTCCTGCGGGCCACAAAGGTGCAGTCCTCCAAGTCCATACGGTAGCTGAAGGGGTCCCAGATCACGTCATTCCAGTGGTCAAGGTGAAAGGAGATCCTGCCATTAACATAGTCCTGCCGATAGTCCACCCAAGGCGATACCCATGCAAGGCCGGAACATAAGCTCGCTAGAAACGCCTGGCTGATAATCCTGTAACCTTTAGGCTGCATCACATGGCGTAATAGCTCCGTCAATTGCTCTGCCGTCTCTTCGTTACCTGTCTCAAACGGAACCACTATACTTGAGTTCGCATGTGCCTTCTGAAACCCTGATACCATGTTGATAATCTTGCGCACCTTGTTGAATGTAAAAGAATTCCTTCGCTCTTCATTCAAGTAACGCATCTGTTCAAGCGACCACTGATTGCCCAAGTAATAGCCGACGTCTCTGTATGCCTCTGCATAGTAAGTGTTTAGGAGCATGTAAGCGCGGTTATAGTCCTGCGTAAAGTCCGAAACTATGTCGTAATCCATGTAGCCTGCTGGGTCAAATATTCAGTATATATATCTATTTGATCCGCTACATAATTTTTTTTTTAATTAATTGCAAGAAAAATTTTTAGGAGTGTAATTATTTTGACAAGAGGGAAAGAAAAGTGTAAGTTGAATTTAGAAAAAAAGAAAGGGCTGCCCGACATGTAGCAGCCCTAACAAGACAAACTAATTGCACTTCTAGTGGGAAGTATTTGCAAACTAAAACTAAAATTCAGGAATTCAGGAATCTTAGATTAAAAAAACCAAAAAAATTCAGGAATCTTAGATCTAATTCGGATTATCTATGATTCCTGATTTTAGTGCAATGCTAAAAAAAAAAAGGAATTTTAAACGACATGAAGTGCGAAACACAAAACACACAAAGACAATACGCTCCAAATCCCAATATTCACGACATTAAACATAATGATATCATCTATGAAGAAAGCGAAGCCGATTTTATAGAGCGTTGTCCCCACGATAAAGAAAATCCCTATGTTATGATTAATGTAGAGATCTTAAGAAATCCAAATATTTCTCCAGAATGTCGTTGGCTTATATGTTACCTACTTGCAAATGATAAAGGCTGGCGTATCAATAGAAAGCAAGTAGCCAATCACGTAAAAGAATTTCTTGGTAGAGATAGAACAGATAAGATTTTTCAAGAAGCGATGGATGCCGGGTATATGAAAAGAGTAGAGATATTAGTTAAAAGAAAAGGGGGAGGGGCTTTAAGAAGGTGTAAGTATTTCATATCCGAAACACCAAAATTCAAAAATTCTTTCCAATGCCCTAGAATCCAGGGGTCTGGTGTCCAATGCACGGGTAATCAGGGTGATAAAGTAATAATATATGAAGAAGTATCATCTTTAAGTATATCTCCTCCTCCTCTAACTCCTCCATCGAAAGAGCCGTTGCCGGACAAGTCTTCTACAGTATCGCTTCGCTCGGAGGAGGAGGATTTCTCTTCATATGATTTTTTAGAAGGCACCAATCTCTCCCCAAAAGAAAAAAAACGTCTCAGCAAAGATTTTTCCCGGGAACAAGTCCTTCGCGCATTAAAGATATCAGAGACGCAAACTATAAAAAAGACGCTAATGGGCCTTCTTTTGAATATCTTGAATAATCCGGAGCAATGGGATGACCCCGACAAGATAACTCAACCAAAGCCAAATAAAGAAGAATTAAGACCATTCAGAAACATCGAGCTAGCCAAAGAATACAATAAATCATTAAATGAATCCAAAAATGACGTTATTGAAGTAAGAACCTATACTAGTAAAAAAATATTGAACGTAGATTTGTCCAAAATTTCAAAAGCCAACGAAAAAACTTTATTTGAAAACAATACCATATGCATAATTAATGATGGATATATAAGCACGATTTCGCTAAACTCCCCTGATTTTGAGCAAGATATCAAGAACGCCATCGCATACTTGAGGTGACCAGACCTGATTATGCGAAGTAAAAACAAATATACAACTAAGACAAGGAGAAACCATGATTAATTCAGACACCCCCGCAGGAGCTAATCGAAATTCGTATACCTCTGGAGATAAACGACCTAAAACATTTGAAGATGAAAACATAACGCTAAAAGACCTCATTTGTTCTTACATTAACGATGTGCTCGACTCTAGACCTTCCAACCCCAGCGATCCTTCATCAGTCCATACTGAGAATCATCGACACCCATGTCCGGTCGAAAGTCTGATTCAGTTATTGCCAAATATCGAAAAGCATCTGCGCCGTGACTCGTGTAATCATGGAAAGGTTTGTCTCCGTACACCCGAAACTTCTCGTTGTAGCTCTTGCGATAATTCATCAGACACTTTAACCCATGCTCACACCTCTTCTCATCAAACCAGCAACGAGAGAGTATCATTCGCACAGCTTCTATGCCAGATTCTAGCGAAAGCCTTGGAGCAACCCGAAAGTTCAAACCTAGCCGCCTCGCTGTCTCAAGCCTTGTCTTCCCTGTTGTCAACTCACGAGCTTGTATGTCATGCGGCGCTACATGAAGATCGTATACACATCCAGTTTCTCGACGAAAATCATCCAAGACTCGTGCATAGTGAGCTAATCCTTCACCGGAATTTTCATAATAGTTGATAAGATGAATTTCTTTCCCGACAAATTGCGCAAACCAAATGGCAGTGCTGTCGCCGATACCCAAATCCCAGTAGGTGCGTATTGGCATCGCTGGGTCAAAAGGCACATGGCACACCTGAGATTTCTTGCGGAGATCATCCATTTGCCTGCCATAATACGAACCTTCTTGACCCCTGTTAAAGTTACAATAGAATTCCTGCTGTATCATGTCTTCCGGCATGCCCTTTCTACGCTCGGCTTCAACCTGCTCAACAGAAAGTACTCCGGTATCTTTTACAGTAAGTATTTCGAAAAACCACTCGTCTGGGTTTCTTCTGGCAATCTCGGCAAGCTCTTTACCATGGTTCGCACCTCTCGGAGTATAAATAAATGCTGCCCAGCCTCCATTCGCCGCCAAAATAGGTTTGATAAACTCATAAGCCATAGGGTCCATAAGAGACCACTCAGAGAATACTACGCCTCTAGGGTTCGTGCCCATAATCGCATCGTAACTATCCGCACCTATAAGCTGTATAAGAGATTGACCATTGGCACCATTGATCCAAATCTTCATCTCTGTGTTATTTGGGTTCCCATCTATAACTGCCTTTGGAATATAATCTAGCATCCTTTTACCGTCGTTAGTCATGCCATCCCAGATAACTCGCTTAGCCTGGGCAAATGACGGCAGGAAATAATAATACGTCCCCGGCTCTAGATAGGCACGCTTGATCATATAGTTCCACATCGTTGTATCCTTACCTCCCCGGCGATGCACCACCCAGCATACGTTCCGGCAGCCATCATCTAGCGCCTGTAAAACTTTTTCTTGATAATGTCTCGGCTCGTAGCCATAAGGTATCGTAATCGTAGCCATTGAAAATCCTTGGTTAAAGAATCTTCTAAATAACTAAAACTTTAATTTGATACAACTTTTAAGAAAAATTCGACAAAAAAAAACCGACTGCTTAGTTACCTACGACTAAACAATCGGTCACCTCAAAGAGGATTATTATGCAAGAGATGCTCTTTGAAGGAATCGAACCCCCACACTCTGAGTACAAAACAGAAGGTCTACCATTAACCTAAAAGAGCATTTGGAGACGGCAGGAATCGAACCTACACTTCAGCCTTGCAAAGACCACTAGCTACCATTACAACACATCCCCATAATGAAGAAGGAGGGACTTGAACCCCCGACACCGCATGAAAACACTACCAGGCCCCGGAAACCAGAACCAGTGCTCATCGCCCCTCTACCAACTGAGTTACTTCTTCGTAAAAAATCCCACGTATTTAACGACTTTTAGTGGGGGACCTGTCGTTGGACTTACCTTGGATTCCATCTATGGCTAGACAGACCAATTCTTGTGCCAAAAGGGCCGGATGCAGGAATCGAACCTACGCATAGCTCCCGGGTGAGGGGTGCTGCTTTCCCACTTAGCTAATCCAGCATTACCATATATTTTGAGGGACAATCTACATTCTGACAAGGGACACCTATCGGCCAGTAGTTATAACAATATGGGCACTTCCATTCTTTCTGGTAACCCACTTCCTTGGCCGGCTTAACCGTTTTCGCTAAGCTGTTTTCGTATATATATATTCCGCTGCCGTCTCTATATAGCTGATCAGTATGTACCCAAACATTATGACCCAAATGTATGTAAAAGGCATCTTTAGTATAACCAATCTGCTCCTCGTCTACATATACCCGGTCATTATTCGCATGTTTAGCACACAAGGGACTTATACACAATAGGCAAAACAATAAATATCTTAAAAACATAGGTGTCTCCTTGAAATACAGTTTATAAGCCTAACACTTGCACTTCTTGTCCATCTTTTCGACTTTCTTATCCATGACTTTATCGGCTTTCTTCAATACTGCATTATCTTTCTTTGCTTTGTCAATATCTTTGTCGACTTTATTAATCAATTTGTCCATTTTTTCTCCTATTTTTTCATACCTTTTAATGTTTCAGCCAAACGCGCTCTCTGGCCTTCTTTCCCCGGTTTATGTGCCGCAGCTTCTAACTTCTTCTCAGGGATCTTCTTCCCCTCCGGCACGCCAAGCTCCTTATGCAATGCCCCCGGCTTCTTAATCGCCCCTTGAATCCACTTTTTCTTCTCTTTTGACATACTTATCCTCTATTTCTATGTTTAGTATCCTGTTTACTGGTCTGTAACTTCGATCCATTCTTGCCACGTTATAGGTCTTCAAGCCACCTTCCTCATGCTCCCCATAAGCCTCGTGTATGTGCCCATGGAAATGATACTTTAGTTTGTTGCCGCGGAGATAGTCTACCTGCCGTCTAAGCGCCTCACAGCCAGCGTAATCCCCATATATTGTTCTATCTAACCGCATATAACATGGCCCATGGCTTATCAATATGTCTGTGTTATATGGAATTTTCTCGAACTTATCTACCAAATCAAACTCACTTCGAAGCATAAAAGCTGTGCAATCCGGATTTACACCATGAAACCACCGCGTCCAAGGCGACCCCCATATCTTATAGCCTTCGTATTCAGTTCCAGAATCACACAGATAATCAATGCCCAGTTTTTCTATATACTTAAAAAATGAAGATGCCGCAGTCTGAAATAAGTTATCATGATTCCCCGCTATCATTACCTTTTTTTTGTAATCTTGCTTTTCCATCCATAACAAGAAATCATCATACTGCGAAGGTTTATCCCTTGATGTCATGTCGCCGGCAAAAATGAGCAGATCGCCACCCTTTAACTTCGGCCTATCGCCATGCACGTCACTAATCGCTGTTACCCTCATTTTCTCCTCAACTTCGGCACATCCCAGTACCCACCCTTGTGTTCCATCGGTGAGGTCCAGACTTCATTTTGCTTCTTAAAGTGATTACCATCCACCAATTCCATCTCTTTATCTCGTCTTATTCGCCTGTTTGCTTCCTTCTTCCATTTCTTAGCCCCATCTGCATTTCCATAGTAAGGCTCTCTGTATGACTTGCTCATTACTTCCCTTTATAATCAGTTTCATAGAAGCCAGTCCCGCTAAAATGCACTGCCGGCTTCGATAGTTGCTTGACCATCATTGCGTTCTTGCCATCCATCATACACTCGCCGCAAATCCTTACAAACTTTTCCTTCGCCTTGTGCATCAATTCCACTACCACGCCGCAGTTAGGGCACTTGTAATCATATATCGGCACTAATCATCTCTCAATATGCCAAGGATCTCTTTCTCTGCCACAAGAAAATAAGGCTCCTCGTCACTGCCGCCTTTTATCTTGCACCCTGCATACGACGCCAGCAACACAAAGTCACCCACCTTGATCGGCGCCTCTACCTTCTCCCCCACTCCCTTGACCTGCGCTCTCATCGGCTCGTCGTCCATCCGCGGCAGCAAGAGCATTCCTTTTCTCTCTGGCGGCTTGATTTGCACCACCAAACCTCGACCAATAGGCTGCATCCCCATATTCAAACCCCTTCATCACTTGTGAATGTTTTGTCCAATTAATTTCCTCACCGTCCTTGGCCCTCCAAACACGGTATTTCAGTATCGGCTTAAAGATCTTGTGATCCGGCAGCCGCTCCCACTCATCGTCCAGAAAAATATAATTAGGCATGTACTTACTTTTCCAAATCATCGCTCATACCCTAAATTTATCACCTTGAAACTTATAGGCTTATTTCCAAAGTTTTCCTGCGAACGAACCACTACACCTTCTCTTTCCTTTCCATTAACATATTTTCCTTCACCTAGCAATTCAATTCCTTCTCTGCTAAATGATCTTCCAATCTTAAAGACTCTGCATACAGGTATCTCCAAATCGATGCATAGACCAACAAATTCCATCATCGTTAAATATCTTTGTTCAACAATATTATATGCACTAAATGCCAAACCATCGATATCCTTGAAACCCATCGGATTGCCTTGTATCTTAGGTCCACATGTCTCCCATTGCAGAGCGATACCTTCCGGAAGCTTCTCCTCTAATCCGTATTTTATCGCCACCTTCCAGTATCCATTCTTTTCATTCTTTTCAATTTCATAATTCCTGCTGCAAACTCCGAATATGCCTTTATACCTGTATGCGGTTGAACTTGACCCATCGGCTTTCTCAGTAATATAGTACGGATTTCCTACCAACTGATCTACCAATTCGGGATATTTTTGATAATTCAACTCATCTGTCTTCGGGATAAAACTAGGAAAATCGCCCTTTGCCACACCCAAAAGATTGATAGGTATAGGTTTATGATACTTTGTTACGAACCTTTCACCAGTAAGATCATAGCCAATAGGGTAGTTATTATATTTCCAGAGAATGGGCATAATAACCACTTCACTAGGCGCACCACGGAACCTACGCATCTTAACACGCCAGCCGCTCGCCTTCATGAATCCCATGCGTACGTCATCCTCCGGCACCAATGCATCAGGCAAAAAAACCTCACACAAATCACCCAAAGAATATTCTGACTTACGAACTATACCTCGCCATTTACCCCCCTGGCCGCAGACCACCGTAGCACTGACAATCTGGTCTGCCTCCGGTATTTGATCTAAAGAAATAATCTTGCCTACATATACTAAACCATTGCTCTTTTCCATTAGTCTCCCTCTAATACTCTGAGGATCTCTTCTAATAAACTCTTAATGTCTCTCAGCAACTCTCTATCGTATTCACACATTGACATAGTACCTCCTAATCTTTATATGGATCAAATTCTCTTCCGTCTGCCATGCAAACCCCTATAGGCCGCAATGTATGTAATATCTTTATTGTATCTTTATGGTATTCCAGTATTTTTTCAATGCGCTTATAGGCCAGAGGTGATTCGTCGAGATCGCCCCCACGCACTTCGACTCCCATCTTTTTAATGTATTCCTCGTGTGCATCCTGTAAGACCAATCCCTCTCGTATGACATTCCCCCGACGATCTCTTTTGCCTTTCGCTTGCATTCTTCCCATCGCACGGCCTGCTCCATGTACTGTAGAGTATAGCAATTTTTGTGATTGGGCGGATTCGACGCCTTCCAAGATAACTGAAATATCTCCCATAGAGCCTCCGACAAATCCTTTCTGACCTGGGAAAGCTGGTGTAGCTCCTTTTCTGACAACCCATAAGTCTCGATCAAAATGCCGCTCTTTCCAGGCAAAATTATGGTGGTTATGTACTTCTTCGACGACATTTCCACGTAATATCTTTGCAACCCTCGAACAAACCCAGTCTCTTCCCGCATAAGCATATCTACCAGCGAGTTCCATGCACTTAAGATATTGCTGTCCAAGGTCGCTAGCCTCATCAAAAATAACCGGCGCCGCGTGCACTCCATCCTTCCCCCCACCCTTCTCTATAAAATATTTGCAAATACTATGGCCAAAACCCCTGCTCCCAAAATGAACCCCAACCCAAACGCGATTAAGCTCGTCCAGAAAAATATCCACATAATGGTTTCCACTTCCAACCGTACCAAGCTGATCCATAGCTTTCTGTTTGAGTCCTCCAAGGAGTGGTATATCGCCAAATAATGGGTCAGCAAATACATCTGAATCCACCTTTTCATCGTTCTTTCTCCCCACTCCGAAGCTTATATGTTTCCTTACTTCGTTCATTGTTCGGTATATGCCTTTCTTGACTTCCTCGGCATCACAGTCCAGTCGCACTGCCTTGTTTCCGCATGCAATATCAAACCCCACACCATTGACACAAATGCCCCCATCAAAGGCTACCACACCCCCAACAGGGACACTATAACCCAGATGATGGTCTGCCATTAATGCGCAGTGCACCGGGCCATACTTCGCTATTTCTTCCATCTGCTTCACTGCGTCCTCTTCCGGCTCGCCCATCACGTGAATTTGCATAATATTTAATCCTATTTATTTGTAATGCTTTTTATAAAATTCATGTCATTAACAATATCTCTATACTGTTGATCCAAGTCCCGCCAAGCTACAACCACTCCCGAATTTGGCATTTTCCAGCCTACATGCGGATTAAACTGTGCAAAACAAAGTTTCATCCCAGTATCTTCGTAATCCCTAGGGGCAAAGACTATAACCTGAACCTTTCTATCACTGCTCGGCAGGCCATCTTCACACTTGGTCCACTTCTCTGCCGTGCCTTCCTCGACTATTTCATTGCCTTCTCTGATCTCTCTTATCCATTTCTGTACAAACTTTATCATATATTTCTCCTGTTTAAATTAGGCACCATGTTTAAGTCCAAAACCTTCTTTTCATAAGCTTTTATTGGATTATTTTCATTCCATTTGTTAAACAATTCATCAACTTTTTCCAAAAACCTGTCCAAAATACACTTACTGGTGTTCCTAATAGAAACTTTTGCCTCCGATTCAACCCTACAAGCACACCTTATCTTCCAAATCCATGTCTTATCTTCCCCGGCACCAACTTGATCTAGCGGCATAGACAAATCAGGCGTTTTTCGGCACCAAGGACACGGACTCAATGCCGCCTCAACAAAATTTCTTGTGATTTTTATCTGCTTGTATGTCATTAGCTCTTATACTCCTTAATACAACCGAAAATTACCATAGTAATAAAAATAATAGTAATTAATATCCAAAAAAATGCTGTAATTAATAAAGGCAAAAAAACTACAAACCAACTAATAGCCGCCAGACCACACAATTTAAGCACCAATAACACCAAAAATACGATACTCATTAATCCAATCCTCATTCCCATTCCCCCTCTATCCTGTCATTCTCTTTAGAAACCCCACCACGAAAGCTCCCCAATTCATCCACAGAAC